ACCATGCATTTAAATGGTACACAAAGTTTAGGTATCATACCAATTAACGAAGATAACCAATGTGTGTGGGGATGTGTAGATATAGATTCATACGCAGGGTTTGATCACAAAAAATTAATAGATAAAATAAAACAATTTAAACTGCCTCTGGCTGTGTGTAGGTCAAAGAGTGGAGGAGCACACGTCTTTCTCTTCTCCGAGCAACCGGTAGCTGCAGAAAGAATGAGAGATAAGCTAACAGAAATTAAAACACTACTAGGATACGGCGGATCAGAAGTCTTTCCAAAACAAATACAATTAAAATCAGCAGATGACACAGGAAACTTTTTAAACTTACCATACTTTAACGGTAATGAAACAACACGTTATGCATTTAAAGAAGATGGAGAAGCTGCAACATTAGAAGAATTTTACACAATATATAATACAGTTAAACAGACAGACATTACAAAAATAAAAATAGAAAGACCACAATCAGAATATTCTGATGCACCACCATGCATAGAACTTATGGCTATGAATAAAATACCAGAAGGTGGTCGTAACAATTCTATGTTTCATTTTGGTGTGTATGCTAAAAAGAAATGGCCAGCAGAATGGAAAAGTAAAATGACTTTGTTTAATGCAACAGCATCAACTGTACCATTAAGTGAGTCTGAAGTAGAAATAATTAAAAGACAACATGACAAAAAAGAATGGGGATACAAATGTAATGATACACCTATGTGTAATTTGTGTGATAAAAAACTATGTAGAGAAAGAAAGTTTGGTATTGGTGAAGAGATAGTATTTCCTGCACTAACAGATTTACAAAAAATTAAATTAGAAAAACCATACTACTATCTAAACGTAGATGGTGAAAGACTACATTTGGAAAATGTAAAATTTTTAAAACAACAAAGTTTATTTCAAGAAGCATGTATGGAACAGTTGGACTTTAAACCACCAACAGTAAAACCAAAAGACTGGGACATGATAATAAATCCACTGATGAAGAACCACGAACCAATAGATCCACCAGAAGGTGTGACTACACAAGATCAATTACAAAATCATTTAGAAGAGTTTTGTTTAGATAGACACATAGGGTCCGACATAAAAGATTTAAAACGTGGTGGTGTATTAACTAAAGATGGCTATCATCATTTTATATTTGATAAATTCTATAATCAGTTTTTAATTAGAAAACGTTGGGACGTACAATATTCTAGAACAGCACAGATGTTAAAAGAAACATGTAACTGTGATGACAAACGTATTGGTAAAGAGAGAATATCTGTGTTTGTTGTTAAACAGTTTGATAAAAAAACAGATGAATACACACAAAAAGAATTAAAACCAAAGGATCCATATTAATGAGAACAATAGTATTAGGACCACCAGGTACAGGTAAGACTACAACTTTGTTAAATAAAGTAGATGACTATCTAAAACAAACGGACCCAGATAAAGTTGGGTACTTTGCATTTACACAAAAAGCTGCGTACGAAGCAAGAGACAGAGCAATTAAAAAATTTAATCTTACAGAAGATGACCTACCATATTTTAGAACATTACACTCTTTAGCATTTAGAAGATTAGGAATTAAAAAAGATCAGGTAATGCAGCAAAGACATTACAGAGATCTAGGAAAGAAACTAGGTTTTGCTGTAACGTATGCAGACTACCAAGAAGATCAAGGCAGTGCGTTTACTTCTGACAGTGAATATTTAAGAATTATACAGCTAGCACAACTTAGAAATCTTACACCCGAACAACAGTTTGATTTACAAGAACACACACAAGACTTGGAGAGAAGCACACTTAGAATTATTGCAAACGAATTAATAAGATACAAAAAAGAATATAACTTAATAGATTTTAATGATATGATTACAGAGTTTACAAAGTCTGACAAGTCACCAAAGTTTGATGTAGTGTTTATTGATGAAGCACAAGATCTATCATTAATGCAATGGGATATGGCTAAAACAATATGGAATAAAACACAAGATTCTTTTATTGCAGGTGATGATGACCAAGCAATATACAAATGGGCTGGTGCAGATGTAGATTCTTTTATAGCATTAGAAGGACAATACTTACCACTAACACAATCATACAGAATACCTGCAAAAGTGCATGGTATAGCAATGGGTATAATAAATAGAATTAAAAATAGAATAGATAAAACATGGCAGCCAAAAGTAAATCAAGGAAGTTTACAAAGACATTACAGTACAGATACAATTGATATGTCATCAGGTGAATGGTTAGTGTTAGCTAGAACTAAATATTTATTAAAAGATATAGAAGAGTCTTTGTATCAACGTGGACTTTACTACACATCTAGATACAGAAGAGGCACGGAAAAAGATTTACACGAAGCAGCTACAGCATGGGAGCATTTAAGACAAGGACAGTTGGTAAACTTTAAACAAATAGAAAGTATATCTAAATACATGGGACCTAAACATTGGCACAAGAAAAAAATAAAAGGTATGGCTAAAGAATCTTTTTATGGAATGGACCAGTTAGTAAAAGATTACGGCCTACAAGTTAAAACAGTTTGGTATGAAGCGTTTGATGATGCAGGACAAACTAAAGTAGACTATTTAAGAAAGATGAGAGCAAACGGAGAAAAACTAAATGAGAAGCCACGAATAGAATTATCTACAATACATGGAGCTAAAGGTGGTGAAGCAGAAAATGTTGTGTTGTTAACAGACTTAACACAAAATACTATGAAAGGTTATGAAAGAGATCCAGACGATGAAAACAGATTGTTCTATGTTGCAGCGACTAGAACAAAAGAAAACTTACATATAATAGAACCAAGAAAATATGAAAAGGGATATATACTATGAAACCATACGACAAGCAGATCGGAGGATCTCACTATCAAAAATATAAAATTCAACCAAGTAAATTTGTAATAGAGAATGAGTTGCTCTATCCTGAGGGTTGTGCTATAAAATATATTATAAGACATCGTGACAAGGGAAAGAAGCAAGACATATTGAAAGCAATACACTTTTTAGAAATGATTATTGAAAGGGATTACGATGCAGATACCTCTATTTAAACCACAGACTGAGTGGCTACCACCAGAAAATTTTCCAGACTTATCTAAGTACGATGAAATTGCAATTGACTTAGAAACTAAAGACCCAGACCTAATGAAGATGGGGTCAGGATCTGTAGTTGGTAAAGGAGATGTTACAGGAATTGCTGTAGCTGTACCAGGATGGTCAGGTTATTATCCAATCGCTCACGAAGGTGGTGGTAATATGGACCGTAAGAAAGTTTTAAAATGGTTCCAAGGTGTATTAGATACACCGGCCATAAAAATATTTCACAACGCCATGTATGACGTGTGTTGGATTCAAGCGCTAGGTTTAAGTATCAGCGGTAAAATTGTAGACACGATGATTGCATCGGCCCTTGTTGATGAAAATCAAATGCGCTATGACTTAAACAACTGTGCTAAAAGATACACCGGCAAAACAAAAAATGAAAGTGATTTATATGCAGCTGCAAAAGATTGGGGTGTTGACGCCAAGGCAGAAATGTATAAACTACCTGCCATTTATGTAGGTGCATACGCAGAAAAAGATGCTGAGATAACATTAGAACTTTGGCAAGAGCTAAAAAAAGAAATTTTACACCAAGATATACAATCTATTTTTGATCTCGAGACGGAACTTTTTCCTTGTCTGGTGGCCATGCGATTTCGTGGGGTTCGAGTGGACGTTCAAAAAGCTCATACAATGAAGCAAGAGCTAGCGCAACAAGAAGCCAAGTTAATCCAAGAAGTAAAAAAAGCAACAGGCATAGACACTCAAATATGGGCTGCACGATCGATCGCACAAGTTTTTGATAAACTAAAATTAGACTACGATAGAACTGAGAAAACATCTGCTCCTTCCTTTACTAAAAACTTTTTACAGAATCACCCCCACCCACTGGTGAAACGAATTGCCCAGGCCCGTGAAATAAACAAGGCCCATACCACGTTCATAGATACCATAATAAAGTATTCACATAAAGGTAGAATTCATGCAGAGATCAACCAGCTTAGATCAGATAATGGCGGAACTGTGACTGGTAGATTTTCATACTCAAACCCAAATTTACAGCAAATACCAGCTAGAAACAAAGACCTTGGACCACGGATTAGGGCCTTATTTGTGCCCGAGGAGGGCCATACATGGGGTTGTTTTGACTATTCTCAGCAAGAGCCTAGGCTGGTAGTGCATTATGCAGCTTTACAGAATCTCTATGGAGTGGACGATGTATTGGAGGCGTATCGTGAGGGAGACGCTGATTTTCATACGATCGTTGCTGATATGGCAGAGATACCTAGATCGCAGGCTAAGACCATAAATCTTGGCCTGTTCTATGGTATGGGTAAAAATAAACTACAAGCTGAACTTGGTATCAGTAAAGATAAGTCTGATGCATTGTTTAGACAATATCATAACAGGGTACCATTTGTTAAAATGTTAATGGATAATGTTATGAACAGAGCACAAGACTCAGGAAGAATACGTACACTACTTGGAAGACTATGTAGGTTTCATTTATGGGAACCTAATCAGT